ATGGAACAGGCAACAACTACTGATAAGTACGAGATTCTGCAAGAAGATTTTATTGAAGTTTACGGAGAAAAACTTTATAGGATACGCACCTTGAAGTCTTTTGCTGGCTTAGATAAAGGTGAACTAGGTGGGTATATAAAAATGTATAAAAACCTAGATCAGTCTGGGGATGCATGGGTGTACGGGGATGCACAGGTGTACGGGGATGCACGGGTGTACGGGGATGCACAGGTGTACGGGGATGCACGGGTGTACGGGGATGCACGGGTGTCCGGGAATGCACAGGTGTCCGGGGATGCACGGGTGTCCGGGGATGCACGGGTGTCCGGGAATGCACAGGTGTACGGGGATGCACAGGTGTCCGGGGATGCACGGGTGTACGGGCAGATGGATATTATTACTGTATTAGATATTGGTAGTGAGCGTGGATGTTTGACAATCCATAGGGACTCAGAGATAGGAGTTAGGGCTACCAGGGGTTGTTTCACAGGCTCTATTGGCGAATTTATTGAAGCTGTAGAGTCTACTCATGGCGATAATATTCATGGGAAAATTTATAAATCTTTAATAGAGACCGCTAAAATCCAATTTGGTATAGAGTAGACTACCACTTATAACCTCCATGTATAATATGCATGGAGGTTACATTATGACAAGTAAAAAAGAGTGGCACCAGGGCATGAAATGCACTGCTGTTAGCCGCCGTACAGGTAAACCCTGCGGTAGCTATGCTGTCAAAGGTACTGTTGTGTGCCGCAAACATGGCGGCTCTGCCCCGCAGATCAAAAAGGCTGCGAAGCTAAATTACGCCCGATACATCGTACAGGAGAAAGTGCGCCGCGAAGTAGGTGCACTAGCCGTAGATGTGCCTATCGAGTCACGTGTAACAGACCCACTCATAGAGCTACAACGACTCACTACCGAAGCAATCCATTTCAAAGATGTGCTAGGCAAGATGGTGAATGAGCTGAAAGATATTGAGCAAATCACCACTGACGGAAATGTGCAGATACGCGCCGCGGTGCAGCTATACGGCGAAGCGATGGATCGCACCGCAAAATTTCTTGACATGGCAATGAAGCACGATATTGCCGGAAAAATTGTTCAGATTGAGGCAGCTAAGGTATCTGCCATATCAGCAGCTATTTCACGTGCGCTGGCTTCCGCTGGCTTGTCGAGCGAGCAAGAGTCTACTGTGCGTAATACGCTCGCTATTGAGTTGCACGCCTTGGAAGCGCAGGAGGGGTAAAATATTCTACTCAGAGCTTGCGCGTGCCGTAGCCCCGCGTACCGTATCATGGGCTACCCCAGGTGAGCTGGCGGCAGATTTAGACCCTAAAAATGTGCAGACACCTGCGCTAGATGTTATAGATGCCGCCCTGGTGCGTGCTTACAATACCCCTGATGCGCGCCTAATTATTTCAATGCCGCCACAGGAAGGTAAATCACAGCGCGCTACACGCCGTTTCACGGAATGGGTGTTATCAAAAGACCCGGACAAACGCGTGATTATCGCATCATACCAGGCTGCTATCGCGTCTGACTGGGGTCGCACCATACGCAACGATATACGCGAACACGGTGAAAAAATGCAGATTGAGCTTGCGACTGACTCATCGGCGGCGCATTATTGGCATATTCGCGGGCATGCAGGGTCGCTATTCTGTACAGGGGTTGGCGGCTCAATGACCGGTAAACCAGCTGACGTGCTCATTATTGATGACCCTGTGCGCGGCATGAAAGACGCACGCTCCGAGGCATACCAGCACCACGCCTGGTCGTGGTGGACATCCACAGCCTCCACACGTCTTGCTCCTGGTGCACCCGTAATCATGATTCTTACCCGCTGGCATGAGAATGACTTGGCTGGGCAGGTCATGGCTAACCAGCCCGGCGAGTGGGAATATATCCGAATCCCTGCGCAGGCAGACCATAGACCCGAATACGGCGAGATAGACATACTAGGGCGCGAACCAGGCGAATTTATGATTAGTGCACGCGGTAGGTCGCGTGAGAACTGGGAAAAACGCAAACGTGACGCTAACCCCCAGGCATGGGCTGCACTATATCAAGGCACACCTGCACCCGATGAAGGCGGAATATTCCCCGCATCCGAGGATTTAGCGCGCTACACGTCTCCTATCTGGGTAGAAAACCCTGACGGATCACGCACATTCCCCGGCGTAGCAGATGGCGGCATCCTGTTGCAGTCTTGGGATTTGACGTTCAAAGACACTAGCGGCTCTGACTACGCTGTTGGGCAAACATGGTATGCAGAAGGCAACACTGCGTACCTTGTTGACATGGTGCGTGAACGCATGAATTTCACCCGCACATGCGAGGCAATCGAGGCTATGGCTGCGAAATACCCACAGGCAACAATAAAATACGTTGAGGATAAAGCGAATGGTCCCGCCGTGATAGACTCGCTACGTTCGCGTGTGCCTGGTATTATTCCCGTTAACCCTGAGGGCGGAAAAGTTGTGCGAGCTAACGCAGTCACAGCTTACATCCACTCAAAAAATGTGCTATTCCCGTCACCTGCCTTGCTCCCAAATGTGGAAGAGCTAATCACTGAAATGCGGCAATTCCCGGCTGGCGCGCACGACGATACCGTGGACGCTATGACACAAGCGCTAAACCAGATCTACCATCACCCGATATACGGCGGGTATGATGATGTGCAAGACTATATCGAATCTGACTATGAGATAGGATACGCGTACTAATGAGTATTTTTACCGCACGCCGCGAGCGGCGAGAGCTGCAAGAAGCCACGCGAGAGCTGCAAGAATCAATAGCTGATCTAGAGCAGGCATGGGCGCAAAATACTGAATGGCGCTCCATCGCGGCGGCAGCAGAAACAGAGTTCTCCCTGTCTGGTATCCAGAATATTGCTGAGACATGCCGCGTACTCGCAGTAGCAGACCCACTAGGGAAACGCGGCGTTAGCATCCGTACATCATATGTTTTCGGGTCGGGTATAGGCATAACCTGTGATGAAGAATCTGGTGTGAATGAGTTTGTGCAGGATTTCCTTGACGACCCTGATAACCGCATCTCCCTGACCGGGCATAGCGCACACCAGGCGCTCGGCGTGCAGGAAGCAGCGGACGGAAATATTTTCTTTCTGCTGTTCACTGACCCTGCTACCGGGCGTACCGTTGTGCGCACAGAGGGCATAGAGCACATCGAGAAAATCTTACCAATGCAGGAAGACAGCGCCCGCCCTGCACTATACCTACGCTCTCACTATAAGGACGGGCGCACCACAAAGACCTGGCACCCTGCACTAGATTTCCAGCCCGTGAATAAATATGCAGAACTAGACGGCGTGCCCGTGGACTGGAACACACCAATCTACCACCACGCCGTAAACCGCATACCAATGAGCCTGCTCGGCACTCCTGACTTATTCGCAGCATCCCCGTGGATCAGCGCCTACAAAAACTACCTACAAGACTGGGCGCGACTCATGCGCGCCATAAGCAAGATAAGCCACCGCATCACAGGCAAAACCTCCCGCGCCGTACAAGACGCACGCCGTGCAATCCAACAAGCCGCCGCAGCAACCCAGCCCGGCGCAATAGGCATCGTAGACGCAGAAATAAGCACCATGCCAAACACAGGCGCAACAATCGACGCGGAATCAGGTAAGCCCCTAGCCGCAATGATCGCCGCCGCACTAGGCGTGCCCGTAACCATGCTACTCGCAGACCCAGGACAAACCGGCGCACGCGCAGTAGCCGAAACACTAGACCGCCCCCTACAACTCGAAATCGAAGCACGCCGCCGCACCTGGGAAGAAACCTATAGGGCAATCCTAAACCACATCATCGATACACACGAAGCGCTAGGAAACCTCCCAGAAGACGCACCCCGCACCATCACCTTCCACTGGGACGACATAACACCCGAACCAACCCAAGCACAACTAGACGCCATCACCACAGCCGACCAACTCGGCATACTCCCACTCGACCAAACCGCACTACTCGCAATGCGCGCCCTCGGCATAACAGACCCAGACGAAAAAATAAACCAACTCCGCGACGAAAACGGGCAAATCCACCGCACCACCGAAACCACAGGAGACGCACTAATCCGCGCCGCATACGCAGGAGAAATCAAATGACCCCAGAAGAATACGCAAACAACCTACAACAAGACCTAACCCAAATCGAAAACCAAGCAGCACAACCACTCATCATCACCGCACACCAAAACCACCAAAACCTAACCACCACACTCGCAGCCATCACCGCACTAGGCACACTCACACCACGCCACACCCGCCGCAAACAAGAGCGTGAAGCCCTAGCCGCCTACGCAGGCACCCTAGCCACCATCGAACACCAAACCAACCAAGCCGCACAGCAAGCGGCAACCCTAGCC